CCGAAAATTGATGAGTTGCTACTTGTGATAGCTCGGCGTGGTGCCAAGACCACCACTACTTACAGCGAAGGTATAGTACCCGAACTGGTTAAACAAGTTATGACAGGGGTCGCCGTCTATCCTACCGCCAAAATGGGTTTTGATAACTTCTGGACCAACATTGAAGATGACGGCTTCAAAACCCTCGACCACATGCCAAGACCACTACTGTCACCATCCGGACAAAGTAATTCCGATGACGATATGCGCCAAACACTAATAAATGGCTCCATATTTAGGCTGCTTGGCTCCGGCAATGCAGAGGCTCTGCGTGGAGCCAACGGCAAAATTTACTGGTTCGATGAGTTTGCTGATATGCCTATTGAAGCAGTAAACGTGGTGGCGCCTATTACTGACCGAAATAATGGTAAGCGCATCTATACTGGTACTCCAAAGATTGACGGTATCAACGGTGAAACCATGCGCCGTATGTACGAGGATTTTAAAGCAGATAAAACTGGCACTAAGTACACTTGCTACATTGACGCCACTCACTACATGACCCCCGAAGAGCTTGAGAAAAGTCGGCAAGGCTACATTCTCCGTAACGGTAACGACTTCAAATTCCGTCAAGAAATGCTACTTGATTGGGGTCAAGCCTCAGAGAGTAGCTACTACGGCCAAATATTGTCAGCCAAAGACAAGGATGGATCTATCGGAGAATGGCCGCATAACCCAGCTTACCCAGTCTACACAGCCTGGGATCTCGGTAAATCTGATAGCATGGTCATTCTATTCTTCCAGTACATCAAGGGTGTAGTGCGGTTAATCGACATCCATGAAGAGATTGGTTCGAGCGTCAAGAAGATGATACCAATGCTACAGCAAAAACCGTACAACTACGGCTGGCACTTCCTACCACATGATGGCACCGTAGGTAGTACCAATGACGGAATAACCCGGATAGAAACTCTGCATAATGCCGGTATTACTCAGTCATCTACTTTAAAGCGTGAAGGCGTCAGTATCGGTATTGGACGAGTTGAAGATGGTCTTCCGGGTATGCTTATTAACCTCGGTACAACCGGTACTTTCAGTCAAAGGCTCCGTGTATATAAGCGTAAGGTGAACCCTCTGACCGGTAACTACGTTGGCCCAGACCACAAGAGCGAAAGCCACATCGCGGATGCGCTCCGTTATCTATTCACGGCAATACATTACTACTGGAATGAAAAAGGGGAGTTTTTACACTCCCCAGAGAACAGTCAACAAGAATATGCTAGTGACTTGGTTAGCGTTCCTTTTTCTTAGGCTCTGGATTACCGCTAATTGCTCGCAAGTACTCTTCCTCAAACGGATTCTCATTATCTTTAAGACGTTGAGTGGCCGCACGAAGCTCTGCTCCATAGACAGCATACAAAACTTGAGCAGTAGTAACTTCTTTATCGCCGTTTTTATCCAGTAAACGCTCCATCTTTGCTTCATCTTGACGAAAAGCTTTGACTTTATCTACCCACTCTTTTGCCAGTCTCCAGCCAAAATCTTGGCCACGAGAGGCGTTAATGCCGAGATTTGAGCTGTTTATGAAGGCTTGGATTTGCGGCTCTAGCCGAGCATAGTGTGTTTCACCACTCTTAATATTGTAGAAGCCAATCCCCTTTGGGCCTTCTTCTTTCTCGCGTTCTGGTATTACTGTTGGTTTCTCGTTTTCCATAGCTATATTCCTTTCGCTAATTCTTTAGTTACTTGTTGAGGGAAATCATTCGGGTCATCCGGTGCAGTTGTTCCGCCATCACCACCTTCGTCCATACGGTCCTCAGCACTAGGCTTGGGGGGTTCTGGAGTCGTTGGTGCAGTAGGATTGGTGGCCGGCTTATCTTTACCGAGTTCAAAGGCCATACGGTAAGGCTCAAGCATAGTATCGTAGAAGTCTGCCATGTCTGGAGCTGACAAAATAACACCCTTAGCCTCATCAGCTTTGACCAGCTTCTTGTACTGATCCCAGACCTTTTGCTGGACTTGGGGGTAAGCCTTAAACAGTGGCTCATACTTCTCCAAGACAGCAACACCGTCTTGTTTGAATTTAAGGGTAGTCTCAGCAATTGATTTGGCATCTTCTTTAATCTTAGCAACGCTCTGGTCAAGCTTATATTGCTCGTTCATAAGCCACTGAGCCGCAGCTTCGGTAGTCATTTCACCACCAGATGCTTCTACAACGTCTTGTGGCGAGCGAAGTTCTTTACCGGAAGATTCGTCAATCAGAACATTCGATAAGCCATCTGGGTAATAGGCTTCTAGTACTTCGTTAGTGGTGGTTTCAAGCGCCTGGCCAGAGGTACGCTCTTCGTTGCGAATATCACTAACAACTTCTTTAATATCATCTTTAGTTAGCGGTTGAGGTGTCTCTGGCGCAGTCGGTTTAGTCTCTTTTCCGTCACCTGGTTTTTCCGCCGGATCAACTGGTTTGTTGCTATCACTAGGGGTAGACTCTTCTTCGCCAGGTTTGGTAGTATCATCGGGGTTATCGGGGGTGGGATTACTCTTATCGCCATCGGGTGTCTCCTTTGGTTTATCGTCTTCTTTTGGCGGTTCCGCAGGGGGAGTCGCTGGGTCTGGGTCTGTTGTTGGTGGCGTCACTGGCGCCGGGTCATCGCCAAACCCCTTAAATGCTTCGTCAAACTCTTGGTCTTCTGTAACTGCCATTATTTTAACTCCTTAATTTTATTACTTACCATTGTTTTAATATGCTTCAAATGATGGACTACCTGTTTTTGCATAGCTATTTGTTGCGTGGGTGTCATTTTAGCACTCTCAGTTAGATCAATAACATCAAAAGAGTTATGTTCATCAATAGCTTCATCAAGATAAGTCTGCACTTCAAGGAGTACCGATTTGTTCGGTTGGTCTTCGTCTTGCTCGTCTTCTGGATCTGGGGTCGCAAAATCCGGAGCCTGGTAGTCTATGTCTTCTGTCTGTGCCATAACTGCTTATGAATTTACGCTAATGGTGGCGCGCCTGTCAAGTCGGGAGCTGGCATAACAGGGGTATCTGGGATTTGATTTAATGCAGTAGAAAGTTCGGGAGCTGTTTCATCTAGGAGCTTATCTTCAAGTAGTTTCTTCTTGGCTATAGCACCCGGATCATTAGGGTCTAAGTTCTGAGTCATACCTACAAGAGCATCCTGCAAGTCGCCACGCTTCTCATCGGTCCACTCTTGCTTACTCATAGTGGTATCAATCTTGACGTCAATTTTCTGGATATAGTCATACAACTCATCCCATACAATCGCCAAAGCATTAGGATTTTTTGGATCTGGGAAAGCATCTGGATTAAGGCGTAGTAAGTCTTCGCGAGTAGTATCATCGACATAGATCACGCCTTCACCCTCTTGTTCTGATAGGTACAAGTCTAGTGCCGAGGTAACATAATGTCGCAAAAACTCTTCGATAATAGTGGTAATTTGCTGAATAGCGTCATCAATACCCTGTTTCTGAGCCTGGGCGCCAGTACCAGTTTTAGATTCACCGATAGCACCAAGCGACTGACCGGGGTTCATACCCATCATGTTTTGAATTTGCTTGGTAATTTCTTGGCTGATAGTAGGGTATTGCTGGGCGGTAGACGTATCAAGTGTCAGAAGTTTAATGCTAGCTTTAGGGTCGCTAGAAGTAATTACACCACCACTTTTTAGAGCGGCAGCACCAGTGAATATACCCATTTTGACCATAGTTGGCTTGCTATTGTAGAGCCATGTGGTAGCCACGTTCTGCCTCAAAGCCATCAAGAAGTTCTGGTTAGGGCTTGCTAGACGAACACGGCTATCCCCAAACGGTGAAAGCTCTGCCGGGTCAATAACCAAGAAGAGTGTCCGAGGATAGCCGAATTTAGATCGATTGGGTACGTTACGAATTTCTTGATTAATGCTTGGGCTGAAGGTACAAATGTCATCAGCTTTGTCAAAGGAGTAACGAGTGATAATATCGTAAGTCTCGGCGCTGGCTTCAATCTTACTCTGCTCCATAGGGGTAACGTACTCAGCATAGTCGGCTGAGCCGCTACTGTCCGGACCTGTTTCGATGAGAGCCTTGAGTGCCGGAATATTCCAAGTTGATGCCGGACCTTTACCCTTCTCGCGTTCATAAATATTCTTTAGCTTACCAGGGGTCATCTTGGTACGAATATAGAAGTAAGGGCTGTGACTGCCCTCTTGGACTCCTGGCTCGATTGCAAAGTCATTAAAGTGGATAAGCTTAGGTATGATACCAAATTGGCCATAAAGCTTGGTACTGGTCACTTGGAAGACGTTAAAACCGCGAGAAAGCGAGCCACGACCGCCAAGATGAAGAATATTCACGAATCCTTTACCAAAAGTATTAGGGTTGAGGACCACATCATCGACAAGGTGGCGGCAAATCAGAGCCTCTGTAGTGCTTTGCGAGCCATTAATGGCTACTGACACATGGGGTATTTGTTTGACGGCTGTACGCATGATCTGACGCACTATACCGGCTACTGTAGTATCACCAATGTTAGGGTTTTTACCACTTGCGCCATCATATTGAGCGTTAGCTATGGTATCTAGTCGTTTAAAGTCTCGTATGGCGTTGTCAACAAATTCTTTGCCTCTTTGCCACTCTTGAAGGTATTTGAAAATCTTTTGGTCTGGAGTAATTTTTTTAGTTGCCATAATGGTTATACTATATCACCTATTACACCTATATTGACACCTTCGATGACGCCATTGACGACATCAAACGAGGTGTTTTCTAGGTTACTTGATACTTTAAACTTGCCTTCATTAATAACAGCGTTAGGCAGTCTGATGCGACAACGCTTCTTAATCTTCTGGGTATTGTTAGACTCACCGGAGAAGGGCATCGGTGTTGACCAACCAATAACTCGGTTATTGAACGAACGGTATAGTAGACGGGGGTTGCCCCAGCCACCAAATACATTCCGACTATGCGAGCCATTAGTGAAGGTTTTTACTTTGGTTTTTACTTTACCTTTTTTATTCACATAAGAGATTTGTATGTCGATAGAGCCAATGAAGTTGGTAACATAGACGACTGCTTGAGTAGCCGCGGCAAACGAGTTACGAGCCGGATTAACTGGTAGCAATGCTCCCTCGACAGTAACAGGATAAGGACTTGAGGTGCCGTTACTTTCCTCGTCCTCAGCAACATAGGACTCAGCAAGCTTAAAGAAACTATTGCCTTGGCGAATATACATAAAACTATCACTATTAGGGGGAGAGACTGTACCGATCCAGTCCACTTCAAGATCCCAAATATACCATTTTGGCTTATTCTTATTAGTCAAATCGTATATGAGCAACTGATTATTGTAATTGTACCCACGAGAAGGCACAGCGAAAGCAACAAGGTTATTCCACGGTGTCGCAACAATCTTATCAAAACTGGCGTTTTTAATGGTACTGAAGGTGTCCGCGATTGGCTCACTGACAATTGAAGGAGATAAGACGTTTTGCAAATCCTGTTCAGTTTGAATAGCTGTAATACCGTCAGATGATGGGAACAACAGCTTTCCGAGATACGAAACGACCCCATAACGAGCGTATACGGCCGAGGCTCCGGCGTTAAGCTCATCAGCACCCCAGTAATTTAGGGTGGTATTGCCGTAAGATATTGTTTTTTGGCTAATAATTTGTTGTTTTGAGACACCTTCAGTACCAGAAAACAAGGCCAATAGGTTTGGTATATTTTGGTTATTACGAAAGCCCAAAACAGAGGTAGGATAGTAGTTCGTGCCTTTTAGAAGCGGTAGAACTTGAGCGCCATTGTTAGCACCGAATGATACGCCATCGTCAGTCAACGCTCCGAAGTAGATATTATAAGGATTATCTGGATCACCATAAAGCACCGGAATACTGCCGGCCATGGTACCAGCGGCAGCCTTAATGCCGTCTGTTGAGTTAGTGTCCGGAGCTGGGTTAAAAGATATATCAAATGGAATCGAGCCATTATCAACGAAACTAGCATCACCGACAGGGATGTTAGATTTAAGCAACACCAAATCACTAGCCACTGGAGTTGTACCTTGTAGGGCTATGGCCGCGAACAGGTTGCGGCTTGTAGCCTCTGGTGGTGGCGTATCATTGAACGTTAGAGTCAAATATTCAGAACCGTCAGTAGCCCAAGTTGAACGGCTTTTTGATACAGCTTGAGTAAGAATCGGACTGACTGCTGTTTGGCCACCACCGTCAGAGTTGTAAGTGTAACCATAATACACACTGAATGGACCAGAAGCGGTTATGCCTGTGGCTACCACTGTAATTGCATCGGTAGGGTCGTCAACGTGTTGGAACTGAGTCATCTCCAGTGTTGCCAAATTGACGTAGCGAGTTGGGTCTACGCCATTAAGAACCAAAAGCCAATCGTTAGCTCGCATAAAGGTTGTCATAAGGCCCGGTGTAGTGGTAACTTCGTTATCGCCACCACAAGGAGTCCAGACGGTATCGTTGGGCTGGCAGTAAACTACTTCGCCATCATCAGCGATAAAGTGATAAATCTCACCATTGTAATAAACAGTCGAAACTTCACCATTGAAACCTACTGAGTCGGGGAGCCACTTCTTTTTACTAAGACGCTTAGTGAAGTTATTTGCTGAGTTTATTCGACCATTGCGACCATAACTCATGGCATCTGGTGGAATATTATAATCTCCACGTTCATCAAGGCCAGAGGCAAAAGATAGCATCTGCGCTATCGTGACGATTTGCGCGCCCTTAACCTTGACCGGTTCATTAACCGCCATTACCAAATACCGCCTATATTGCTATAGTCTTCCCCTCGCATAGAATCAACTTCATTTGTAGAATTGTTGATAGCTACGGCTTTATTCAATTCGTTACTATATTTCTGAGCAAAGCTAGGGCTTAGACTGACCTTTGTAACATCTGCTAAGGTGTTGTTCTTTGCTACACCAAGTACGGCCAAATTTGGACTATAAATAAGGCCAAGAGCCGTATCATCACTTCGCGTAAGATCCGGGATATATTCAACTACATCAAGCACAATGGTAGCGCCCACCTCTTCAGCTTTAGGGGGTCGAGATAAGACGATGTTGCGACCTACAAATGTAGCCCGGTCTGGTCGGCCGATTTCATCATCAACTTGCCTTTGGTTAGGATCCACCATTTTGAATCGAGCTATCACTACGCCATCACTGACAAACTTCAGCTCCTTATTCATGTCTATTACAGGAGTACGATAGTCATCTGGCAACTCCCAAGAATAGGTAGTCGTATTAGCGATTGTCGCTAAAACATAATCATTTACCCTAAGAATATTCCAGTATGCTTCGGCTTGGTACTCTTCTTTCCAGAGGTTAAACCCTAGAATAAAGTTATCTTCAAACTCAATAAGGTCCGTACCGGTATCATCATTCACAGAACCATTAATAGTGTAGTAGGTTTTTTGAGCTAGTTTTCGTATTTCATCAATTGCTGCCATAAGCTTATTATACCCTATCCACTACTTCTTATTTATTGGTCGCTTGATTGATCGCAAGGGTTATCAGATTGCGGCTAATGTTTGTAAGCAGCTTGGTAAACGCTTGATTGTTGCTGGTGAAGGTACACCGCCGGAGTATGGCGAGTATGTTGGCGTGGTTGACACTAAGCGCCGGGGTGAGCTGATGAGCAAGGCTCAAGCTGTCTTTGTGCCGACTCTATACCTAGAACCATTTGGCGGCGTAGCTATTGAGGCCATGTTATGTGGAACTCCGGTCATTGCAACTGATTGGGGTGCTTTTACTGAAACTGTTAAACATGGTGTTACTGGCTACCGGTTCAGAACTATTGGTGAGGCTGTTTGGGCCGCGAATAATGTCAAGGCGCTGAAGCCAAAAACTATTTCAAACTATGCTAAGGCAAACTATTCATTGGAACGTGTCGGCGAATTATACCAGGCTTATTTTGAGCAACTTTTGACTTTATGGAGTGATGGCTGGACTACACTTGAACATCAAGGGGTTAGCAAGTATAGACGTTATCAAAAATTCTAGCGTTTTATGGTAGAATGTGCTTATGACAACTAACACATTTGATAAGGAATAAAACTATGGCAAACGGCGTATATTGGACAGGGGCAGATGGTCAAACTTACATAAGGACTGAGGGCATGGCGCAGGCAGATCGCTGGCGCGCGCCGATGTTGAGTCCTCAACAGATGGGGCTTACTCTTATTGATGATCCGGTTAATCCACGAAACACATCTTCAGCACCAACTGGCGGAAGTGGTGGAACAGCTAATGCACCATTGAATCAAGCTGGAATCAACAATACCCAGCTTACTCTTGACCAACTTCCAGGACTTCTTGAAGCGGCTCTGCAGGCTGAACGACAGCGTTATGGCAACACTGTCAATGAATTCAACTCTCAAGAGCAGGGTCAACGTAAGACTTACGATGAGTCCACAACTACTAACCAGCCATTTTACCCAGTAGTTCTTGCATCTGAGTAGTAGAATCACGGCGGATTGCACGCTCGTTATTTACAACTGTATCTTCATTCATTCGGCGTTTACGACCGAGTTCGTCTAAGAA